AGTTGCAGAAGAAATAATTTTTGGTCCAGATGAGGTTACTACAGGTGCTAGTAATGATTTAGAAAGAGTTTCATCTATTGCTAGAAGCATGATTGTTGATTATGGCATGTCTAAAGAAATTGGCAGTTTCGGTATTAATGAAAACGAGCCTATATCTGCTTCTTTACAGACAAAAATAGATAAGGAAATTTTAAAAATTGTGGATAAAAGTTATAAAAATGTAAAAAAAATTCTTGAAAACAATGTTGATAATATTAGAAATGTTGCTAAATTATTAATAAAAAAAGAAACAATTACAAGTGAAGAATTTTATAATGTTATGGAAATTATTTAATTAAATAAAATATTTTTTACTTTTAACACTATTTCTAGTATTTGTTTTGCTTTTTTCTATTAAACACCTTTCTTGATTAATACATATTCCAGGATATTGTACACCATCATAATTACAATTTACGATAGTTCCATCATTTTTTCCTTTACAATCAGAAGAATTTGCTAGATTACCTCTAACATGCATATTAAGTCGTTCCGTTTTAACGTATTCTGGATTAGGAGAAGGGTTAGGAGCACGTGGAGTAGAAGAACGTACATGAGAAGAATATGAGGAAGAATGGCGTTGTTCAGGCACTCTTCGTCTAAAATATTTTCTAGTTTTTATATTATGTTCTTCATCTTCTGGTGGAGGGGAGGGTATTTTTTTTACTGGTTGTGGTTGTAACAGTCTTGGATAAACTTGTCGACGCTTAGGTTCTGGTAATTTTGTAGTATCAATATAACGATAATAACTACCGCCCTTTTTTAGTTTTTTATTTTTAATAAGTTTTTTATATTTAGCTAAATTCATCATTTTGCCTTTAGATTTAATATATTGTTTATTACTACCTTTTTTCTTGTAAATATTTCTTTTTTTACCATTAATCACTTCTTTTTTAAATAATTTATATTCTACCATTTCTATCTAATAAATATATATTTTATTATTTTTACATTAATTTTAATTATTAAAGACATTGTTAATAAACATATTAATAAAGGTATTATTGTAGCAATATAATTAATTAATATAAATGATTCTATTTGTTGATTTAATTTAAAATAATCTATATATTTGTAAACTAAATTATTACAATTTATTTTATGTGAAATTCTGATAATTATATTTAATATTTCATCAACAATAAATGACTCTAAGTTACTATTAATTTGCATAAGTTATTTTTATAATATATAATTCATTTTTTATATAAACATTTCGTAAATATATATTATCAATATCATAATGATAATTGACGATTATATTTTTTATACAAAAGAATATAAAAAAAAATATGGCGAAAAAACATTAGTTTTAATGCAAGTTGGGTCATTTTTTGAGTTATATTCAATTACAGATGATACCGAAAGTGAAATATATAAAATTGCAGATATATGTAATATAACAATATCAAAAAAAAATAAATCTGTTGTTGAAGTTAATAATCATAATCCTTTAATGGCAGGATTTCCTCTTTATACAATAACAAAATATCAAAATATTTTATTACAAAATAATTACACAATTGTTATGATTGAGCAAATATCAGAACCACCAAATCCTGAAAGAAAAGTAACAGAAATATTAAGTCCAGGTATGAATATTAATTGTAATACAAAAAAAACTAATTATTTAATGTCTATATATTATGAAAAAATTAATAATTTATTTATTGTTGGTATATCTTTTATAGATATTACTACAGGAAAATGCTATGTATATGAAATAGGCTCGAATAAGGATGATAAAGATTTAGTTAATAATGAAGTATTTAGATTAATAATTAACTATAATCCGTGTGAAATTGTATTTTTATCTGATAACAGTTTAAATGAAAAGGATAAAGAGGAAATTATAATAAATCTAAATTTAAACAATATATTAATTCATAAATTATGGAATAAATATGAATATATTGAAATAATGCAAGATATAAAATATCAACAAAAAATATTAAAAAAAGTTTATAAAAGTGTTAAAACACAATTATCTATAATTGATTTATTAAATTTAGAATTTTTAAATCTTGCTAGAATTTCATTTTGTTACCTATTACAATTTGCTTATGACCATAATTCCGATATTTTAGAGGATATTTCAAGACCAGAAATTCTTGAAACAAATAAATATTTAAATCTTGAATATGATAGCACATTACAATTAAACATTATAAGTTTAAATAATAATGATAAACCACTTCTTGATATATTAAATAGATGCAATACATCATTTGGTTCAAGACTATTTAAAAATAGATTATTAAATCCTATTATATCTAAAAAAGAGTTATTATATAGATATGAAAAAATTGAATTGTTATTAGAAAATAATTTATTTAAAATAATTTCTAAGAAATTAGCAAAAATTTTGGATTTGGAGCGTATAAAAAGAAAGTTAACATTACTTAAATTTAATCCACACGAGTGGTCGGGATTTAGTATATCTCTTGAAAATGGAAAAGATATTTTAGAAACATTAAAATATACAGAACATATTTCTACAATTGATGAAATAATGGACTATTATAATAATATAATTGATGTAGATTTGGCATGTAAATATAATTTAAATGAAATTAAAGGTTCTATTTTTAAAAAAGGGTTATTTATTGATATTGATAATTTAGATGAATTACAAATAAAATTACTTAAAAATATTAATGATATTGTTGAAAATATTATATGTATTGGTAAAAATAATAATATTGATACGTATTGCAAATTAGAATATACTGATAGAGAAGGATATCATATTCAAATCACAAAAAAAAGATTTCAAAATTTACAATCAGTAAATGTAAAACCATTAAATATTATTTCTCAACAACAAGGTTATATTAAAATTACAAATGATGATTTAAATAATTTTTCAAAAAAATTAAATGAAACTATAAATGAGTTATCTGATTTGTGTTTAAAACGCTATAAAGAATTTATGACTAATTTTATTAATAAATACACAAATATTATTGATGAAATTACAAATATAATAGCAGATATTGACATAACTTGCTGTAATGCTAAAAATGCATACGAATATAGATATTACAAACCTAATTTTATAGATAATGCAAAATCAGGATTTGTTACAGCAAAAGAAATTAGACATCCTATTATTGAAAGAGTTAATCAACATAAAGAATATATTGGCAATGACATACAATTATCTGAAAAAGGTTTATTGTTATATGGTGTTAATTCTTCGGGAAAAAGTTCTTTAATGAAAGCAATAGGCTTGAATATTATAATGGCACAAAGTGGTATGTATGTCCCTTCATATAATTTTAGTTATGAACCTTATCATCATATTTTTACAAGAATATTTGGAAGTGATAACATTTACAAAGGTTTAAGCAGTTTCACAGTTGAAATGATAGAATTGCGAAATATATTAAAACGGTCTAATAATTTCAGTTTAATATTAGGTGATGAAATATGTAATGGTACAGAATCAACATCTGGATTATCAATTGTTGCTTCTGCCATTGATAATTTAATATCTAAATCAAGTAGTTTTATATTAGCAACACATTTACATGAACTTATTAATATTAATTTAATAAAAGAATACATAAATAATAATAAATTAGATGTTTATCATCTGCATATTACTGTTGAAAATGATATTATATATTATGAAAGGAAACTTAAAAAAGGGTCCGGATCTAGTGTATATGGAATAGAGGTTTGTAAAGCACTTGATATGCCAAATGATTTTATGAAAAATGCAGAAAAAATTAGAAAAGAATTACAAGGTTCTGAAAGTTTTATTATTAATTTAGATAAATCCCATTATAATAAAAACTTAAACAAAGATAAATGTTCCATATGTAATAGTGATAGTCATGATACTCATCATATAAATTTTCAATGCAACGCTGATAATAAAGGTTTTTTTACAAATTATCATAAAAACATTGAACATAATTTAGTAATTTTGTGTAAAACATGTCATTTAAAAGTACACAATGATGAAATAATAATAAATGGTTATAAAGATACATCTGATGGTTTAAAATTAGACTATAAATTTCTAAAAAATAATACTAATCCAAATTGTAATCAAAATCCGAATACTAATAGTTTATTTGATGAAGCAGATATAGAAAAATTAAAAACATATATTTTATTTAATAAAAATAAAGTGTGTTATTTCAGAAATACTAAAACTAGTAAGTTTAATAGATGCGAAGATGAAAAAAAAATATTAAAAAAAATTAATAATATTTTAAATATAAAAATAGATGAAATATCAGAAGAATTATGTACTTTATTAATTGATTATAAGTTATAATTTTCTAGTTTTGGAAATAAAATATATTTACTATATATATTTCCTATTTCATGCAAAGTTTTCTTAAATAATATTATTAATTCAATCATACAATTATAATATAAATGCAAATTTATAAATTTGTGTGTTATTATATAATTATATATTTTATTAATATTTGTATAATATTTTTTAACTTCTTGTTTCATTAAATAAATTATTTATACATAAATATGTTTTTAATTTTAATCTTAAGTACTAATAAACTTAAGTTTTCCACTTATGACCACATACTAAACAAGTAAAGAAAATAGTCATAGATTCATCACCCGAACGTGTTTGCAATTCTTGATAAGAAACTTTGTTATTTTTGCATTTTCCACATTTAATTAAATCAGACATAGAAACTTGTTTAATTTCGTATGCTTCTTTAAGTTTTAATTTTTCTTTTTCAATAATTAAATGCCATTTTTCTGGAAATAATTCTTCTCGTTTCATATAGGCTAATTCGTGAGGCATAAATTCTTTTTTTTTTAATCGCGAATATAATTTTTTATTGTTAATATAAGTGTTATTTACTAAATTTGAATAAATACTTCTTGCTATATTACTATAAACATCTATAAATTGAGGACATTGCCATGATAATTGAATTTTATTTTCTGTTGCGTAATCTAATGATGCATTAAATACACCAATTTCTAAATCATCTACTTCAATTTGACTTAATTTAACCTTACTTATAATTAGTTTTTTAAAATCATCTCTAATTTTATTTGTATTTAATGACATAATTAAAAAATAGATAATTAATTATATTAATCATTTTTTTAAATATTTAATAATATTCATCGTTGTCATAATATTCTTCATCTTCATAGTAGTCATTATTAATATCATCATAAATATAATCATCAATATCTGAAATATAACTTTCATTTTCACTTATATAAGAGTCATTATCTTCAAAATAATACTCTTTATTTTCATATTCTTCTAGCATTTTATTATAATAATCTACGATATAATCAATATCTTTATATCTCATAAAATATTGCTGATAATGTAGTTTTTTATCATTTTCATAATCATCGTTTTCTTTAATTTCTTTATCATATTCAATTCCTTCTTCGGTTTTATGAAAAGGGATTTTGTTATCTTTAACAATAATATAATTATTCTCTATGATTTTTTTATACATATCGATGTATGTTTGAATGTTTTTATCAGTATTCTCAATATTATATTTATTAAAATGATAATCAATAATCAAACTCATATTCATCGATTCTTCCTCTTTTTTTGTTAAATTTTTCTTTTTAATATTAACAATATAATTACCATCAATATAATCGTTTAAATCTTCATCATAAATAGTTTCATAAAACTTATTCATATCTGCTTCAGATGACATTTTATTTTTCTTTTTAATAAAAAATCATTTTTTTTAATTTTTATATAAAATAATAAATATTATTTATTATTAATAATGCAAGGATTGCAAAATTTAGGTAATACATGTGCTGTTAATACTTTGATACAAATTATCTGTAGAAATAATTTTTTAAGAGATAGTATTTTACTTACAAAAATACCAAATAATACGTTAGCAATTGAACTTAAAGAAATATTAAATATAATGCATAATGATAAAAACTCTTTAAGTCCAAATAAATTTATTAAACATTTATTTACTAAATTAAAAGTTTTTACTTTTGGCGAGCAATTAGATATTACAGAACTATGGTTATTATTATTTGAAAAAATATCAGAAGAAATATCAACAAATGTTCCTAAAATAGAATATAAAAAATATTTCGATAATTTAAAAATTAATGATAATAAGATAAATACAAAAGCAGATTATATAATAAATAAATTTAATAATAACAAAACTAGTACATGGTTACAAAATGTCCAAGGTGTTATTTTAAATATAATAGAATGTACTGAATGTAACAATAGTAGTTATAGTTTCGAACCATTTACAGCAATTCAACTTGATTTGCCAAACGAATCTGATGAATCAGTATCATTAACTTCTTTATTTAGAGATTATTTAAAACATACTATTAATAATGATGAATGGAAATGTGAAAAATGCAATAAATGCACAAAATACAAAAAAACACAAAAATTATGGAAAGTCCCTAATGTTTTAATCTTTTTTTTAAAAAGATACTCAAACATAAATAAAAAAAATCAAACAAAAATTAATATTAATAAAAATATTAATATCAAAAATGGTTGTATATTATCAAATAATAATTTAGAAGTTTCTTATAATATTGATTCAATTGGATGCCATATAGGATCTATTAATAGTGGTCATTATTATGCAATATGTAAAACTAATAATAAATTTATTTTATATGATGATATTAGTATTAAAGTTTTAAGTAATCAAGATTTTTTAAATAGTAATAACAATTGTTATATGATTGTTTATTCTTTTTAATTCTTACTTATAAATATAATAATTATTAATATTATTTTCTAATTCTTTTTTCGTTTCATTTAATTTAGTTTTAACATCTGATAATTCCTTTTCGTATATCCAACTTCTTGTATTACCATTTGGTATATCAATATAATATTCATCTAAATCAAAAGTTATATAATCACTTTCATATAAGAGTTCTTCTTCATTATTTTCTTTTGCAAATTTATCATAATATTCAGAGAATTTACCCTGGTACATCATATCATGCCATAGTTCTTCAATAAAACTAATTGTTTTTTCTATTTTTTTCATTGTTGTTATCATATCATTTATGTCTTTTTTGTTATAAATAAATGTTAAATTATCTTTTAAATTTTCAAAGAAAAGTGATGCTTCATATTGAAGTTGCGTACCGTATAAAGGCATTTCCTGATTATTTGTTTATTATTAAAATCATTTTTTTTTAAATTTATATAAACATTTATAAATTATTATTAGCTAATGCATAAGATAACTATTTTATTATCATCAACTGTTTTTATACAACCTAAAACAGGATATTTAGTTCAAAGAAATCATAATGATAGATTGGAAGCTTATTTAAAAGCTATTAAACAATGGTTGGAAAAAACAAGTTTTAATATTGTGTTAGTAGAAAACTCAGGATATACTTTTGACGAACTTGATAATTATAAAACTAAATATAAAGATAGATTTCAAATTATATCTTTTATTGAAGAAAACATTAAAGATAGCACTTATATTAAAAATTGCGACTCTAAAGGCTCTAGCGAAATGCTATCGTTAAGCTATGCTTATTATAATTCAGAATTAGTTAGTAAAAGCGAGTTTGTAATTAAAGTAACAGGAAGATTTTTTATACCTAATTTTCAAGAATATTTAGAAGAAAATAATATTTTAAATT